CTACCATAGCCAAAAAAGTTAGCAAATTTAGCATTACCTGCTAAATCAGTACAAGCTGATGTATAAGTATTATAATCATCTAATGTATTAAATATTGGAAAATATACTTTAGCACCTGATACAGCACCACTTGTCGCATTTGTCTGTGAATCACCATCTGCTAAACTTGTGCCATACAATGCTCTATCTACTGTCAAGGTTGTAGTAACTTTTTTTGTTACTCTCATAACTTCAATTCTTGTTGCAGTTGTATCGTTAATTCCAACCTGTATTAAATCACCTACCTTAAAAAAATCACCATCACTTACAGTAACTGTTGTTGCATCGTCTTCTAATTTTGCACCTAATGTTGCACCTGAATCTATATATAAAGTTGAACTTACTGTTTTAGTTATATCATCATCTAAATCTAAATCACTCCCATTCATAGCTGATTGATCTGCTGTTATATAATTAACTGCCATTGCTTGAGGGTAAACATAGTATTCTTGAGGTCT